AACGGAGAACGATTGTTGTAAACATCAGGTGGGGCACCAGCAAGATTTGAATGAGATTTTTGTGTTTTTTTTCTTGGACGTTTTAAAGGAGATTTTTGTGTTTTTTTTCTTGGACGTTTTAAAGGATTCATTATATTATAATGATATAATTTCTTTTTCTTTGTTACAGTTTTCTATTTTTTCGGTGGCTTCATAACATTTGTCTCCATATTTAACTACATTATTGTCTTTGAGATCGAACGCTTTAAATACTAAACAACTTCTATTATCACAGCTCATTTTGAATAAACTAGCAAGTCCTAGACCGAGTAAAATAGATAAAATATTCATTCCTAATTGAGTTTTAAAAAATCGTAGAATGTTAAACATATATATAAGGAGAATATTATCTTTGCATAGGTATACTATTATAGTTGGATGGACATTTGACTTCATTTAATTCATACGAAAAGCATTCATTGCTTTGGTCTTTGTATTGGTATTTATTCGCATTTTCGGGTGTAGGATATATTACAATCACTTTTTTGTATTCTTCAGCCAAGTAAATATAAAACAATCCAATCGATAAACTTATCAAAAATAGTTTTAAATCTAAATACTTAAATATCATATAGTATAAGATTATATTTTTGTAATCAAATAATGATATTCTATATTATCATATTTTTTGGGTAAAACATAAAGTCCTTTTACGTCTTTGATATAATCATAATATTCATCGTAGATTGCCTTATATTCTTTGTAATCTTCTATTTTTTCGGTTATAGAGGCGTTCGGATTTTTCACTAAATTTAACTCATATTTATGTTTGGTTTCAATTCTTTTTTGTTCGTATTCTTCTTTTTTTTTATTATAGTCACTAGGCATTCCAGTAGATTGAAGAGTACCCCTTTTTTTTTCAAGTTCATCCAACTCTTGATTGAGTTCCTGTTCGTTGATGTGTTGTGGAAAGTTCATCGCAAATAATCCTTTCAATAAGATTTGTTTATTGATTTGTATTAATTCTTCATTCATTATAAAAAATATATATTTTAATTTATGGGATGTTTCATATTTTGATATTTTCTTAAGTTAGCCAAAATATAATCTCTTTTTCGGTTCTCTTTTATTCGTTGTAATTGTATGTCTTGTTTACCTTTGTATTTCAGTTTTAAAGTAATACCTATTATGGTTAATAATACTAAAAATAATAATACATTGAATAATATATTTTTTTTAGTTTCATTTATTTGTTTTAACGTAGTTAAATGATGATTTAACACGTATTTAATTTCTGGTTCAACTAATATAGGATTCATATAAGTATAAAATTATAAAATTATATAATGTTATACTATAATGAATATTGCTATTTTATCCATTTCGGTTTATGTTATATTTTCTTTATTGTTTATGATAATAAAGCATTTTGTAATCGATAAGTCGGCAATAGAAACAAATCAACCTTATGAAGAAAATACACAATGGATGTATGCTTATGTGTTACTTTCATTTTTTGTCATTGCGATTCAAAATATATATTTTATAGGTGAAACCGAATGCTCTGTTCAATACGGACAATTGTTTATTCATAGTATAATGCCTTTGTTCTTAGTCATGGGACTTATTATAATATTTTTAGTGAATATGAATTGGAATCGTATTTTTGCGAATACATTCGGGATGATGTTAGCACCTAAAATTGTTTTGAGTTCTAATCAGAAAAATCCCAATGTTAGTTTTTTCTATAACGACCCAAATATTTTGTTACAAGAATTAGAACCCAATGACTTATTAAGTAGAACCGCACTAAATTATAAATTGGGAAAATTACTAAATGAAACCATTGAAATAACTGAACAACAACATCAAATCATCAAACGACAATATTTTGTAAAACAAAACGTCGGTTATTTTATTTGGCTTACATTTGCTGGGATTGTAACTTCTTTGATTTCGGCAAATTCGTTGCTGTTACAAGATTGTATTATTGAATAAAAATAGTATTGTATCTTAAATGTAATATATATACAATGATGAAATATGAAAAAATAGCTAATAAAATACTACACAACCATAATGGCATAATAGTAGTATTGTTATAGCCTACCCCAAATGGCCGCAATAGTTCATTGTCGTTGTCAAATATAAAATTGGGTTTCAAATAAGCCAACAAACTATATAATATCAAATACATTACGACAATAATCGTAAAGGAATCTTTTAAATCCATTATATTGTATAGTTATAAAATTTATTCTTCTTCATCGCCATATTCTTCGTATTCGGTTTCTTCTTCAATAGGGTCCATTTCTTCCTCTTCGTCTTCTTGTTCTTTAGATGGAGCATCTTTATTGTATTTGTATATGGATTTACTTAAACCTAAACTCCAATCTCCTAATTTACTTTGTTTTAACATAAATTCAACGTTACGACTTTCGTCGCTCATTTCTTTGAATTTGTCAGTGATTTCCTTTTTTTCTTTGTATTTTGCTTGCTCGTTATTTTTCTTGATGATATCAACCTTTATAACCAATTTTTTTATCATAACACCAATCATTTGTTCATACATAGTTCGTTCATCTTGACTAGCATTTTTATATAATTCGCATAAATAATACTTATACATCAAAATTTGTTCTTTTAAAGAAAAGGACAAGTGGCTCACGAACGTTTTGGGTTCAACCTTTTCTAAACTATTAAAACTATTTTTTATAAATTCTATTAATTTAGATTGGTCCGAAACATTCAAAAGACTTGCAAAATAAGGACGCAACTTAGGATTTTCATACGTGGCACTATCTTTCATTTTAGACATTATTTGTATTTCATTCAATAAATTATACAGAATACTATGGGTCATTTTATCTTTTTCATCACGACTGGTTACAATGTCCTTTCTTTTTTTGGATAGTCCCTCTATTTTTTCTAATAATTTATTTAAATTCAATCCACTATGGATACTCAAATAATCTTCTATGTATTTTTCCTTTGTCTTACGTTCTTCTTTGGACATAGATGTTTTTTCTTCGTACGATTCTTTTGATTTTACCGGATTTATTTGTTTCTTAGAATGTAATTTCTTTTTTACTTCTTTTAATAATTCATCACTTATCTCACTATATGAACTATTCTCCATAATACGATTAATCTTTTCTAGCGAATAAGTAGGTTCGGTTATTTCAAACTTTTGGTCGGGTTTGGTTACTTGTGGATAATAATATAGGTTAGCCTTTTTAAATTTTTCTTTAGATACATATCCCTTTTTTATAGGTTCTATAACTTTGTCATTTTTTACATAATTATTAATGACTTTATATGAACCATTGGATAATTTTTCAGTCGGTTCTATTTCCGAAATGATTTTATTCATTTCTTCTTGAAATTTGAATGATTTATAATATGCGTCGTATACTTTGCTAATGGTTAGAGACGTCATTCGTGGTAAAAATAATTCCCATGATTTATTATTGTCTTTTGAGTATGATTCTTTTTTAATTATCGATAATTTTTGATTCAGCATAGGTCGATTCTTCAATACATTTTTAATGAGTTTGATAAAATCGTTTTTATCTACTGCTTTTTTAATATTTTTCAATGCTTTATAAATACATATCATATACTCAATGCCTTTTGTTTGGTTTTCATCTTTTACCATCGGAAATCCATCAAAGGATGTTTTGCACGAATAAAAGGATGTGGTAATTTCACTTGTATTCACATTCGCTTGGATATAAATAAAAATGATGGAATAAAGTAACAAAGAATGTTTGGATAAATTTTTTTGTATATTATTATATTCTTTATAAATAGAAGGTCCGTGACTAATTGGGACACCAATAGCGTTTAAGATGGTTTCAATATCTTTCATTATGTTTTTTTTGTCTACACTAGTGGTAGGTTCACTAGTTGGAATGATTTCACGCGAAACCATTTTGAATCCATCACTTGTATATCCTTCTTGTTCATTAAAATCTATTTTTATTATAGTATATCCGCTATATTTATCTACCCAATATTCATCTTCTTGTTTTCCTTGTTCATAACATATTTTTTGTATGGTTTCATTATAATTGGTTGAATAGGCCAATGTCTTTATAAACATCGGTACTAATTTTGTCTCGGTTTCGATACAATAAAGCCAATAAGGATCCGAACCTTCTGTAGTATATTGTTCACAAAAAATTTTTATGGCTTTATTTTTTTCATCATTGCTTTCAATTTGGAGTATTTTATCAAACATAGGTTGATGTGGCGAAAATTTTACATCCACAGAGGAATAATTTTGACTATATATTCTTTTCATTTGGTTGTATTTCATAAATGGATTGAACATCGATACATAATATTTCGACTTGTTGACATAGTCGTCGCGATTCATTTGGGACTTTTTAAGTGAGTTGGTCGAGTCTTCTTTTGTAATTTCATCTATACGTTTGTTGATATAACTATTTAATTGTTTAGACCCTTTGACGAGTTCTTTTTCGCTATATAGAACCCACCTTCTATTTTCATATACAAACGTTTCGTTGGTCTCTAATACATATCCCTTTGATCCTGAGACTACGTTATAGTTTGAAAACCAATCTTGTATTTTTGTTTTATAAGATTTTAATATAGAGGATTCATCCATATCAGAGACATATTGTTTCAAAATGATCTCAAACTGTTCAAACGATTTGAATTTACTTTTATCGATTTCATTCCATATTATGGAAGACGATTTTATAAAGGGGTCTCTTACATTCGTAATCGGTGTTCCTGCCGACGTCAAATCCATAAATATGGGCATTTGTTCTGTGGAAACTTCATTTCTAGTATAATATATTTTGTCATAATATATAGTTGTATCTATAGCATTGGATTGTTGTTTGAATTCATCTATCACTTGTTTTATACTACTATTGGTCGTATCTAACTTATGGTCCAAATTTTGTTTTATCAAATCAAACATCAATAACGTATGATTTTCATATAAGGATATTTGAAATAATTCACTGGAACTATAAAAACGATCTTTCAACTCATCAGGTTTACTCATTGAATTCATAATAAATGAGTTGGTAGAATATTCTTTGATTGTGTTTTTTTCTATTTTTCTACTTTTATAACTTCGAATATTCATAGACACCAAACGTTTTATATAATCATAATCTAATTTGGATAATTCATATATATCAAATATAGACAATAATTTAATATAGTGATACACGTTGTAATAGGTGATGTCTAAACATTTCAACAAATATCTTGTATTTGGTATTATACTATTCAAAAACGTATAAAATTCTTTAGACGAATCCTTTTTTATAATTTGATTTTGTTTTGTAAATATACACGGATCATCATTTAATTCGCTATTCACATAATATTCTTTTTTATATTGTGGTTCGCTTATTTTATGAATCATTTGATTCATTTTGGATTGTTTCATATAATGATTTATTTTTTGTTCACTAGGAATCACAACACCATCTATAATAAATTCCGTATTGGTTTTAATAGGATATAAATGGTGGTCATAACCATCTACCGGAACCTCGCTCATGTCTTCTAACCATACATTTGTATAGTGACTACCATTGTACGTGCTCTTATTTTTTTTAGAGGTTTCAATTAATAAATGGTCAAGATTGTTCTTATTAATACGATTTATTTCTCTATGACTAATATTTGTATTATCATTGGAGACTAAACTAAATTGGTCTACTTGTTCAAAAAAATGCATATTTACTGGATAGTTTTCATGTTCAAATATTTTCTTTTTTAATTTTTCATTTAAGTTGTTTGGTACAAAATTTTCATCGCGATAATAATAAGATTTCAAATGCCGAGTATAATAATGAAAAATAGAATCGCCATTCAAAATCGTACTATAAATCGGTTTTTCTTTTAATTTTTTGAAAATATAATTATTTTCATATGTAAAATACTTTTTATTTAGTTCGATGTAATGCGAAATGATTTTATTCAAATATTTATCCTCCATTTGTTTTCTAAAATTTTCGACCAATTGTTGTATTTGTTGTTCTAATGAAAAATAATAAATATCGTCGTCTTCATCTTCTTCTTCTTCTTTGATTTCTTCATTTTCTTCTTGTTCTCTATTATTTTTATTAGGTTTTCTACTTGGTTCCATATTTATTTTTTCAATATGGTCGATTTTACTCGGAAATCCCTTGTAATTGAAATCCAATACTTCGGTGGTATTTTCTTTTGAAAAAAATACATGTATCATATCTTTATTTTTTTTAACAATTTTTCCTTGGCGTTTCGTATCACCATAATGTAATACAATTTGATTGTTTAAATAAAAGTTATTTAATTCACAAACACCTCTTAATTTAGGTTTATATACAATAGTATATTGGTCTGGTATATCATTTATTTTAATACTTGTATCATAACTAGGTATTAAGACAATATTACTTTCTTCCACACGATGAACAAAAAATAATTCATCATTTTTAGTCACTATAAAACCATATTCCATTATATATAATAATTATTTTTATATTTTAAATTCATTTTGAATGTGTTTCAAATCCACTATAATGTCTTTGAAAATATTCAATAAGTTTTGTTTTAAACTATCCTCTAAATCACTATTTTGTTCTAAAAACACAATTTGAATTAAACTATGCTTATCGTGTGGGTGTTCTTTTTTAAAAGCTACAAATTTAAGAGACGAAGAAAATTTATTGTACATATATTTTTCTATTAATTTACCATAAGTATAGTCGTCGTCTTCTATTTTAATAATATATAACACATCTTTATCTATCATTGATTTCTTGTATATATGAAATAAACCTTCTTGGGGAATATTTGGAATATAAGAAGTAATCTTGACTTCACCTATATATGAAGAATATTCTTGCATCGTTTTTATAAGATTCTCACATGCCATAGTAATGAGTGTTTTATTGTCATATACGCCAATAGTTTCTATGACAAATCTATAGGCATCTTCTATATAATTTCTTTGAGCATCCAATAGTTTGAAATCGGCCTTCTCTTGTTCAGGCAATTGTTCCAATAGGGTTTCGTTTTTTTCATCATCTTCTTTGTTGTAAAATAAACATTTGGATACCATATTCCAACAAGCATCTTGTTTAGCGGTTCCAATAGATAAAGATATAGTAGCTTCAAACTCTTCACTTGGTTCGCTTAGACTAATGCGTGGATATAAATAGCAAATAGGAATCGGTGGTTCTAAAAATATGTTTCCCTTGTTTGGTTTTCCTTCCTTGTTGTATAATTTGATATGTTCGGTAGTTAACGTTAATTTATCCATAGTATCATTTTTTAGTTTAATCTTTAACACATAATCTTTGATTATTTTGTTAAACTGCTTTTGGTTTGAGTATATAATAGGAATACATGATAATCTATGTTTTAAATATTCATTGTTGTATCTGGTATTATTTTTTGTGATGTCGATGCAATTTTCTTTATGCGGGAATCCACGAATGACCAAAGACGGAATTTGGGTTAACAATGTTCGACGTAAAGCATTGATCAAAGATAAATCAATTTGAGTCAAGTCAAATTCTAAATGGTCTTTCGTCTCAATCATAGAATCTACAACAATCTTACTCATTATAATATATAATATATTTAATCTTAAATCAATTTTTTTAGGTAAAAACTCATTTTTTAAAAATCACGATTAATAAATGAGTAAACCCGAATTGTATTATAGCAAATATTGTAAATATTCCTCTGAAATTTTAGAAGAACTCAACAAACATGGATTACAAGATATATTTACGTATATATGTATTGATAGTCGAACATTAAAAGACAATGCCTTTTACATAAATTTATTAGACGGTACTCAAAAGTTATTGCCACCGATGATCAATAGAGTGCCTATATTATTGTTGAAACCCAATTATGAAATTTTGAGCGGTAATCAAATATTAGAATATATCAAACCCCAATCCAAAAATATAGAAGAAGAAACCACTAAAATATCCAATGAACCGAGCGAATACTCTATGACCAATACGATGACTGGTGTAGTAAGTGATTCTTATAGTTTTCTGGATATGAGTCCGGATGAACTTTCCGCAAAAGGCAATGGCGGAATAAGACAAATGTATAATTATTCTACATTAAATGAATCCAATGATTCTATTCCGACCCCATTGTTGGACGATAAAAAACCTAAATTAGATTATTCTTTAGAACAATTAGAAAAAAAACGAAATGAAGAAATTCATTTAAAGTAATACATATATATTAAGTAATGTCGAAACAAATTTTTGAACAATTCAATAAAATGTATTTCGATTTTCTGGGTTTTTTGAAAAAATATTCGAATGGAGACAAATTATTCCAAAGTTTTTACAACAAAAACCATGTTGTAAAAAATATGAATATAAAATTACTTATCAAAACGTGGTATGAACATATTACGAGTAAATATCATAAAGATATTATAGATGGAAATATATCTTTTTTTTTAAATAAGAATTATGAACAAGATGTAAAAAACAATTCCGATGACATGATAAAATATATTAATTATTTTAAAAAAAAATTCAAACAATTCGAAACAAACATTGTGAATGAATTTGTTGGATATATCAAAAATCTTACTCGTCTAAGTTATATGTATTTTAACGCGAAAGATATATAAACAATTTATATATCATAGTATAATGGATGGATTTTTGACAATTTATAATGACTTGAAAAAGGATTTAATCCTTACGTTTCCTGAGTTGACAGATACATTGAACCAATTAGGCGATGATACTGTATATGAATATTGTTTGAGTGTTTTTCCAAATCATTTTTTTGATATTTTATATGAAAAAATGTCCTTGTTTGATGATACTGTATATTTATTACCAAATATTGATTTTTCTTTGTTGATGAAAGACGAAAAATTAAGTGATAAATCACGTAATACTTTATGGAAATACTTACAACTGATATTATTTTATGTAGTTGAAAAAAATAATCCTATGGAAAATAGTGCTCACGAAAAAATGGAAGAAACGATGGAACATATGAAAAACATGTTTCAACAAAATGATTTATCAAATACAATTCATAGTATGTTTGGTGACTTGTCCAATAATCCTATGTTTGGCGACTTGTCCAATAATCCTATGTTTGGCGACTTGTCCAATAATCCTATGGATAAAATGATGAATGGAAAAATAGGAGAAATTGCGAAAGAAATTGCTCAAGAAACAGCTAACGATTTTGGTAACCCTGAGGATTTTATGAATAGCATTATGAAAGACCCAAGTAAAATGATGGGATTAGTTAAAAATGTAGGTTCAAAATTAGAGGGAAAACTAAAAAATAGCGATTTGAAAGAAGAAGATATGATGAAAGAAGCTTCTGATATTATGAATCAAATGAAAGATATGCCTGGATTAAAAGATATGATGAAAAATATAGATATGAAAGGTATGATGAATAAAATGGAACAAGTACAAAAACAAAATGACACAAAAGAACGTATGCGAAAAAAAATGCAAAAAAATATGGAACAACGTGAATTAGAAAAAACCTCAACTGGAGATTATGTATTTCAAAAAGGTGATGCCCCCAAAAAAACGAAAAGAAAACAAAAAAAGAAATAATAAATATATATAAGAATGTCTTTTTGGATGGATGACCCTACTATTTTATTGAACTCTAACTATATATTTGATGTATTACCAAATGAACATCAAAGTAACACTCAAAATTTAAATGCTTTATCGCGTTTTGTTATATGGATTAGTTTGTTTGGGTATATTATTTTAAAAAAAAATATTATTTTGATATTAGGATTTGTTATATTAGGAATGATTGCTATATTTCATTCTTACAAAGAGGGGTATGTAGAATATAATTATAGTACTATATCAAAAGATTTATCTATCATAAATCCTTTAGGTAATACATTAATGAGCGATTACAAATACAATACTAACAAAAAAGATTCTATACCAAAATTACCAACTACATCTAATAAAAGTTATGGAAAAACGCCTTCGTTTGAAACGGAGTATGGTGCTGATACAGAACAATCTATAAACGATAAAACCAAAGAATTTATTTATGAACATAACAAAGACAACGAAAATATAAAGGATTTATTTCAAGATAAAGGCGACCAAATTGAATTCGAACATCAAATGAGACCATTTCATACAACCCCAAATACTACTATACCGAACGACCAATCTGGATTTTTAACTTATTGTTACGGCATTTTACCTAGTGATAAATCTGTTATTTCTTATTAAAAAAATATTATACTATATTAATTATGTCGCAAGTTTTTGATTATACATTTCATCGCTTATCGCGAATTGGACAAGACGAAATAAATTATACGCAAGATAATATTATGAACAATAACATATCTAACTACAATACTTACAATCCATATTCGAACGATTGTTTAGGCGGTTTAGATTTTGCTGTAAAACAACCTAATGTATTTGTGAATAAATCTACGCATCAATTAGGTCCGCTGGGTTGTAATGTAAAAGACAATAGTATATTGAAGAAAGGTATTTTAACCAACCCAAATGTAAAACTAACTTTACATGAACGCCCCTATAAAACCGTCCCCTTTTTAGGAAAAGGAAATGTGGATGTATACCAAGAAAATAAAATCAGATTAGGAGACACGTTCAAAGAAAAGAAAAGTGTCTCTCAATTCAACGAACAACCTTTTCAAGATATTGCGAATTATCCTATGCAAGAAGATGTAAAAAAAAAATTACAAAGCGCAAAAATCGAAGCGGATGTGAATCCTTTATGGATGCGTGGTGGAACGGATACACGTATTTTGTATCAAAATGTAGACTATTGTAAAAAAAAATAGTAAGATATATTAATGTCTTCTACACGTAATAAAAATCAAATGTCTGATTACAACGTCAAAAAGCGCGAAAGTGAACGAAATCAGTTGTATCGAATGAATGAAACCTATTCTATTCACAACGATACACGATTTATGGAATTAGGGTCTATGGCCAAAATGAATGGTGAACAATTATCTAAAAATTATGTAGATGTAGAAAGTATGCTAAGAGGAATTCGTTCTACCAATTTAGAAGGACCTTCTTTCAAAGTAGAACCCAAGTTTGTATCTTTAGAATCAAAATCTTGGTTTGAAAAACCGACCACGATTCTTCCTGAACAACATATTCATTCTTTATTAGATCGTCCGCTTTTCTTGAATTAGTTTTTATATTTTAGTATAATAATAATGGCCTTTACTCGTTTTTCGAATGATATAGCCTTACAACAAAAAAGATTAGAAGAATCTACGTTTACTGGAATATATCATTTAAATACCCCCGGAAATGGATTAGATAATCCATATATAAATGACGTTCACATTCGTTTACAAAAATGGGGCGCGAATTTACATAAAAATACAACCAATATAGAAAGTGAACTGAAAAATAGAACGATACCACTTGGAAGAGACACGACTCCTTATAATGAATTCAAATCTAGTAGTCTTAATTATAATCAAACCAATTTTTCAATTGATGAAACTCGTACAACTATGCCAGCGTGGAAATTACGAGATGTAGAACGTTCACGTTATGATTATGTACACTCTAATCCACAAGAACATATTTTTACCCCATTTAAACATAATTTAAATACTCGAATTTTAGAAAAAGATTATTATACAAAAAATAAAAAATAATTTATATTATAATGACAGAAGTAGTTATTGCTACCGTATTATTAGGAAGTGCTTATTTAGTATCTAATCAAAAAAAAAAAGAGAATTTTGAACAACAAATAGAAAAACCTGTGATTACCAATGTCTTACAAAATCGAATGGATCAAACAACTTTAAACCCAAAATCAGAACCGCTCGTTACCAGTGCGGATAAGCATTTCAACAAGGAAACAACAAATAATAGCTCGTTTACACATAATAATATGACTCCTTTTTATAAAAATAATTCGTACGGTACAAATAATTTTGTCAATGATAATCGTTTGGATACATATACTGGTTCTGGTAGTAATACGATTGTAAAACAAGAAACCGCAACTTTATTTAAACCACAAGATAATCTACAAAATGTCTTTGGTAACCAGAACCAAAATGATTTTTTACAATCTCGAGTAAATGAATCTAAACGTCACGCCAATTCTAAACCATGGGAGGAAATACGTGAAGGGCCAGGTGATTTAGGGTTTAATTCTTCGATGCAATATCGAGACCAAACTCAACCCAAAACGGTCGATCAACTCCGTACCTCAAATAATCCTAAATCTGTGTATAATCTAAATTACAAGTCACCCGCTTACAAACCAAACCAGTCAGGAAATATTGGAAAGGTAATAAAAAAAACACCTGATACCTATCATATGAATGAAGGTTGTGGTGGCGTTGGTCCGGCGCGTGGTATAGAACAATCTACACAAAAACCTCTACAAATGTTAACCAATGAAAATCGGGAAGATACCAGTGTTCTTTATTATGGAGTACGTGGTAATAATTCTACTACATCTTATACTACAAGCAATAACGAAGAAAGTAAAAAACAACAATTACCTACTCAACCCTTTACTAATTTATCGTCTAATGGTATTTTTCAAGTATCCGACCACGGAAAAGAAAGTTTCCAATTATTGGAAAACAATCGAACTACAAAACAAGATTATTTTGGTAATATAACTGGACAATTTATAAGTAATGTAATTTCTCCTATTACAAATCATTTTAAGCAAGAAAAGAAAGTAGTAGAACATCCCAATCCATCCGGATTTATGAGTATCACCGCTAAAAAACCAGTGACCAATCCGTATCAATCCACACCAACCACCAATCGCGAAATGACTAGCGAATCAAAGGGACATTTGAATGTTCAAGGACAGTCTAGTAATATATATATTCATTCGAATCCATATATGAATCATACTCAGAGACAAAGTACATCCCATTCTATTATGGGTGGAGCAAATGGTAGCGCTCAGTTCAAATCTTACGATGCGGAATATAATCAACGTAATATTCAAAAACCATATGAGAATCGGACGGCAAATGGAAATATGAAATTATACAATGGAGACATAAATGCTTCTATAAATGGTCATGAACAATGTAATACTCGGACCAATGCTTTATATGTACCTAAAAGTGACTCCATTATGGGGGAAATGACAAAACAAAACCAATCTTATGAATTACCTGCTATGGACAATAGTATATTAAAGGCATTCAAGGAAAATCCATACACACATTCGCTTTCTAGTGTAGCCTAATATTGGGGTCTAAATATTTATATAAATCTTTGTACAACTTTTTATAATTATAAGGAATTACTTTGTAATTATGTATAACAATCATTTGGTCATTTTCTTTCTTCAAATGATATATTTTTTTGATAATATTGTTTTCATACTCCGTTTTGAGTAAAAATGGGTCTTTCTTTATAGAATGATATGATTTACCAATGCTATCATCCGGATTCATAATCTCATTGAATATATATTCATACTTATGATTGGGATAATCCCTAAAATAACATTTACACGAAAAACTATTAGGTAATATGTTTTCATTCGTGCATTTATTTAAACTATAATATAATACATTTGATTTATCCTCGTGTATATTATAAGTATTTATAGAATGTTCTTTATCGTCTTTAATATGAATAGGATCTAAGAAATAAAATGCTGGGTCTACAATATAAAATTCTTTGTTAGATTTACAAATAAATAAGGCCACGTGACATAATTCATCTTGCCCTTTTATTCTAAAATGTTCGGGAACAGAGGCCACGATTTGTTGACTATCTATGTTATAATTATTTTTCAAGTAACCTTTTACAAAATAAGACATAGCAATACAATTTCCTGAATTATACTTTGTAATGGTATCTTTGGATAAAGGTGTATTATAATCTATGTAAGGGAACGTTGAAAAACAAATATTATTGTAACAATGAATCATGGCTTCTTTCAAAATAGTATTATTTACTGGTTGATATGAAATGTATATATCATTTAATATCATATAAAATAAAGTAATATATTAGTTTAACTATGGATATTTTTGATAAATTCAAGGACAATATACCTCATATATTGTTTTATGGAAATGTGAAAGAAGACATTATAAAACACCTCGAACAATATTATCCACCTAAGTTGTCTGATAAATATATTATGAAATTATATTGTGGTACCTCGAAAGGTATAAAAAACATAAGAGATGATATAAAATTATTTTCAAAACAACAATTGTCTCCAAATATTTTGTTCAAGAGTATTGTATTATATGATGCGGAATATTTGACGGTAGATGCTCAATATTCTTTGAGACGAAGTATTGAAGTATATAGTCATTCTACTCGTTTTTTTATAATCACCAAAGACAAAGACAAACTATTACAACCAATACGTTCGCGATTTATTTCTGTGTATGTTTTGGACGAACCTCCTAAAATAAAGGTGGTCAATTCATCTATAAAAAAAATATTAGAAAAGAACAATCCAATTGATATTGTAGTGGAAGAATTATATGCGAATGGAATTTATGCTGACCAATTGGTACTTTTTTTGAAGGATAATGTAGAATGTAACTTTAATTCATGGACTAAACAATTCAAAAGCGAACGTTTATGTTTATTTTATTTAGTGTGTCTTTTTCGTAATAATAAAGAAATATAAATATTATTCTTTTTTATGGATGACTTTACTTCAAATATACTGAATGACTCTAAAAATGAATGGTCCATTTTATTGATTAATTTGATTACATCTCATATTATTGATGGGTTTCGTTCTATATTCAATGAAGCTATTCAATTATGTCAAACCAACGATGAACCTGATAAATATTTGATGACATATCAAAATTTATTGTCTCGTATTCCAAATTGGAATCAGAATATTATACAAGTTGAAAAAGACCGCATTATTGCAAAGTCAAAGTGTTCCTATTTAGAAGATTTGATTACTTGTGTTCATATAATACAATTGAAGTTACTAAGTTGTGTAAGGGTTGGAAGTGAAAATAAAAAAATAAATATAGACATTCCCGATTTTACTATATTTTTACATAAAATTTATATCAATATTGCTCGAAAATTGTACTCAAACATTTACTTGTTTGAAATAGACATTCCTCCTTTAGAACAACAACGCCGAAATAGAGAATTTGAGTTGTTAGTCCAAACTAGCATTATGAATACCATTCGAGATAATCTTCCAGTGGAAAACCTACTGAGACAATATATCGATGAAACCCAAGAAGTAGATGTCAGTAAGGTAGAAACTGTAGTAGAAAATAAACCACTTCCTGAATCAGAAAAAGAAAAGGTCGAACCTGTGGATGAAATCAAAGTATACAATGAACCTGTGGATGAAATCAAAGTATGTGTTGAACCTGTGGATGAAATCAAAGTATGTGTTGAACCTGTGGATGAAATCAAAGTATGTGATGAACTTGTTGGTTCGGATATTATCCAAATAGAAGATTCATCTGAAAAACAAAATAGTATTCGTTTTCATCCTGATATAACTAAAGATGACTTAAACATAGGCGAAGAAATTAAAATAAATGTAGAGGATTTAGAAAAAGACAATATTCATTTAGACATAGAAGAATTATAAATCTTTCGTAAAAGAATAATAATTAAAACCTATTATTCTTTTAATGGTACCTTATGAATATATTTATATATCTCTTATTATTTCAGTGATTTTTTTTATATGGAAACAATTTTTATATAGATCAAGTCCAATAGAAAACCAAAACAAATTATTTTTTAAGGAATCGTTTTATTTGTTTATTATTATTTTAGGAGTATTTATTCTAAAAGATTATTATATGAAAGTACAAGAACAAAAGACACAAATATTTACAGGAGAACCTTCGTTTTAATCAGTTTATCTATATCTAAAAAGTGTTCCAAATTATCTTGTTTATAAGAACGAAACGCGATATGGTCAAATTGTTTTTCAGGAATATGTTGATTCACATTTCTGGCTATCATTTTGTATAATTTGAAATCTGGATATCGTTCGTCGCCATTTTTTTTGTACAATATATTGTTATTATGATCATCATAAACCCATCCGATGATCATATCATAAATCGGAATTTTTCGAAATGTATCTATATCTTTCAAATCATCTATTATAAAATCAAACATAGAACACGCCAACCGACATAAATCAAAACTATAATTTGGTTCTAATATTGGTTTGCGATCATTATAAAAAGGTTCGCAGTTATATTGTCCGTGAGCAGTTCCATTTGGAGAAAAACTATCACTACAAAGACGAGTGCCTTGATAAGTATAAATAGACCTACCAAAATCAATTAATTTATATAATTTTCCAAATGTAGGTACCTTATAATATTGCCCTTTTATGTTGTAATATAAAAACTCTTCTTCTGTTTCAACATACATGATATTGTTTGTATGTAAATCGTTATGAGTGAACTCAAACACATTTTGATAAACATATAACATAAGCACTATTTGAAATATGGCACTTGTCAATTGTTCGATATTGATATCGTCGGATTCAAATAAACTATCCATTGTATCTACACATTTTTCTAACATAATATGTTGGCAAGGTATTTTATCAATTACTAATATAAGTTTATCCATAATGCTATCATCGTCTGAAGAAGTATTACTAGATTCTTCGTCATTGTCTTGAGATGAATGATCATCGTTAGAAGAACATTCGTCGTCATCTTCCTCCGATGAAATACTTTCTGTGTCACTATTGTCTTCTTGCTCATCAGAACTTTCGTTAGATAGGTCTTTCTCATGTATTAAATCTATTGTTATTTCTTGTAATTGTTCTTCCACTACTTGAATATCATCGTCTAATGTCTCATATTCAACCTCTAAAATTTCATCGCTTAATTCAATGGGTGGTTTCTTTAAATTCGAAAATAAAGAATGAATATCTTGGTCCTTAAATCGAAAGGATTTGTTCAAATGTTCATTGAAATAATTTGAATCGCATAAATATTCAAAATCATCCACAATATTGATTTCACAATTTTCTTTTATGCCAATGAAACTATTGTATACATTTATACTATGTTTGAATTGCGACAATCTACTAGATAGCATATAAAAAAAATTATCTACGTAAGCATAATTGTGTATAGAGTGTATATATTCTTCGTATATATTATTACATTTGTTTTCTTTAGAAGGTAATACACATAATTCATATTTTTTATATTTTCCAATCAATAACTTAACATAATCCACTAAAGGAATAGTTTTCATAAAACAATTATAATCTTTATGGTCTATGGTTATAATATGATTATTATAGTCTACTTTATCTTTATAGTCTTCTACTAGAGGATTATAGTTTATTTTAAAATAGTCCAATATAGGATTATAATTTGAGTTTTCCATTATATCTTTATATATACTTTTATCAAGTGTTTTAAACTAATTGCGTCGTTTCACGTATAATCAATTATATTATATTATTATATGACGCTGAATCTTAGAAAGTTTGATATGAAACGTATTACCTTTTTAAAAAATGAAAATAAGGGACCAGTGGTGGTGTTAATAGGTCGCCGAGACACTGGCAAAAGTTTTTTAGTTCGGGATTTATTATTTCATCACGTAGATATACCTATTGGTACTGTAATCTCTGGCACAGAAGCCGGTAATGGGTTTTATTCGTGTCATGTGCCTAAATTATTTATTCACGATGAATATAATACAGGTATCATTGAAAACGTTTTGAAAAGACAAAAAGCCGTCATCAAGCAAGTGAATAAGCAAATCGAAACCTACAAAAAAAGTTCGATTGACGCAAGGGCATTTGTTATATTGGATGATTGTTTATATGACAACGGATGGGCACGCGACAAAATGATGCGTTTATTATTTATGAATGGTAGACACTGGAAGGTCATGCTTATTATTACAATGCAATATCCGTTAGGTATACCACCAACACTAAGAACAAATATTGATTATGTATTCATATTGAGAGAACCTTACATCGCTAATCGAAAACGTATTTATGAAAATTATGCAGGTATGTTTCCTACATTTGAATCCTTTTGCCAAGTCATGGATCAATGTACTGAAAATTATGAATGCTTGGTCATAGACAATAATGTAAAATCAAATCAATTACAAGAACAAATCTTTTGGTACCGAGCCGAAAATCACAAGGATTTTAAATTAGGATCCAAAGAATTTTGGGAATTGTCTAAAAATCTTGGTTCAGACGAAGAAGATGATGTATACAATCCAGGTGATTATAAATCAAAGAAAGGTCCTAAAATTAACGTAAAAAAAACGAAGTGGTAAAAAAATATATTCTACTTATAATGATAAATATTTTTCATTATTTGTTAGATTTTGTTCTACAAAATAAGGTGTATTATTTATTTTATTTATTATTGATACCATTAGCATCTTTTATTCATAATATAATATTGCCTGAAAGTATCGGTCATTTTTATACTCATTTCAAAAAAGTTTATTTATATTATATTGTAGCTTCTATTGCCGCATTTAATTTTTTACATATTTTCATCAACTGGTTAGCGTGGAGACTCATACCACATTTTTATGAATTTGTTGTATTACGTATTTATGATTACATTTATGAAAACTCCTATTGTAATTACGAAAATTTAAATATTACTGAAATCATTATAAAAATATCGAAAATGCCCTGGATTTTACAGGGTGCTTTGAAATCATTCAAAGAAGAATTTTGTCATGTCTTTTTTGGATTTATGATAGGCATTTTTTATTTTTATATTAAATTAGGATTAAAATACTTGGTTGTATTTTTAGGATTTTTTCTAGCAATGGTTGCGTTTCAAATTATAAATATAAAACACATTACAGACATCAATAAAAGAAAGGAAGAACATGTAGACGATACGTTTGAAAAGTTAGGCGAATCTTTAAAAAACATTGGTGTAGTTCAATCGTTTCAAAATATAAACCAAGAAAAATCTATTTTATATAATATTTTACACCATTATAACTATGAATATTATAAATCATTAAATTTTTCTATTGCTTATGATACGATGACTAAATTAATGAATCTTATGATGGGTATTGTTTTAGGCTATATGATTTGGACGGATTACTTGAATAAAAAGATTAACAAACAATATTTATTCCAATGTTCGCAAGTGGTTCTTTTGTTGATTACTATGTGCGATTCCATTGGCGTTGTATCACGTTCTTTATCAGACAATTTAGGACAAATTTATGATATCAACGAATTTTTCAATAAGGAAATACCAAAAGATTATCATTGTAAAGTAGGTGAACAAATATTCAAAAATGGTGATATTGTATTCAAAAACATTTACCATAAATACGACCGAACTCATTACTCACTAGAAAATGTCTCATTCAAAATACAAAAGGGTGAAAAAATCGCAATTGTTGGTGAAAGTGGTTCTGGTAAAACTACCATCATTAAATTATTAATGAAACATAAGACTTTATCTATGGGAACCATTACTATTGGAGGCATAAATATAAATGAGTTGTCTACCAACGAATTGTCGAAACACATCATGTATATTCCACAAAGTCCAAAATTATTTAACCGAACTTTATACGATAATATAGTATATGGATTGAAACGTCCACCTAGTAAAACACAAATCATACAAACTCTAGAATCTATGAATATTGACGTTTTTACTAAAAAACTTGACCAAAAAGTTGGTCGGGATGGTTCTCTATTATCAGGCGGTCAACGACAATTGGTTTGGTTGTTACGTTCATTATATCGGGTCAAGCCTATTATTATATTGGATGAACCCACATCATCTTTGGACGAATCCAATAAAAAAATGGTCATTCAAGCCATCAAACAAATCGGACGTGGTAAAACCATCATTATGATCACACACGATGAAGTAGATGGTGAATTTAAAAAAATAAATTTAAAAAAAGGTTTACAAACGAACGATATGGTCAGCATATGGTAAGATATCTGGGTCATGTGTAATGACAATGATTGTTTTACCTTTTGTCTCATTGACAATTAATTTGACTATTTTTTTACGAGTCTCTTGGTCTAAACTGGTCAATGGTTCATCATAAATCACTATAGATTTATTGGGTTTTAATATACCACGTATTACCATAATTATTTTTTGCATACCTAACGATAATCTAGATCCGTTTGTACCACAAGGAGTATCTATACCATATTCCAATTTTTCATAATAATCAAACAAATCATGTTTTTTTAGCAAAGATATCATATCTTCTTTGGAAGTTTTGTTTCCATATTGTAAGTTATACAATACACTTTCATCAAATAAAATGGTTCGTTGATTGACGTAATATATATTATCTCGAATGTCTGTTTTGCATAAATCTTTACTATTCGTATCGTCTAAGTAGATGTCTCCTTTGGTTGGGTTAGCCATTTTGATAATTAATTTCATAATGGTCGTTTTTCCAGATCCTGACTTACCCATCAATATATTGAGTTTATCCGGCTTAAAATGAATATTTACGTTTCTTAGAATATAATCTGATTTTTCATCGTATTTGTAACTTACATTATTTAGTTTTATACCTTTGAATGTGTGTATTGGAATACAAGATTCGTTCGTTTCCATTTCTTCAATGAATCGATTAATTTTGATGAATTTTGAAACACCATAATACTGATATAATGTATTATGTAAAAAATTACTTTGAATTCCTTTATAAATCAAATAAGTAATCAAAATATTGCTAATCATTTTTTTATCCTTATATAATAATCTATAAAGTATCAAAAAAAATACACTATAAAATACAATATTATTTATAAACAAAACTTTATTATTCAAATGATAACATTTAGTTATAATTTTAAAGTGGTCGTCTTCTTTTTTCATAATATGATTTAATTCACTTTCCACCGAATTGTCAAACAATATATTCATCAAATTTTTAGTTTTGTCTCCAATGTAGTTATTGTTTTTTATAGCTTCTGTATCCGATTTACAATAACAATCTAATAATTCGGGATGATATATATAAAAAATCATAAGTGGTGCCACAAACTGACCTACAAACAATGAGCCAACTATTTTATCATAACTATAAAAATAAACACTTATAGCTAAAAACATAAAAATACACGGAATAAGATCTATAAATATATATCTAATAATAAAACGTATGGTTCCATAAATTTGTTGTATCATCCAAGAGACTTCGGATTCCGATAATTCCTTATAATTTTTTGTATATTTGTAAAAAATTTGTTTTATAGTTTTTTTTTTGGAATCAGATGAAAAATGAAATAGTAAATAACTTTCTAAATTATTTTTTGAATAATCTAAAATAATAAATAATACAAATAAAATACCCAAACAATAAAGTATACCTTTCATATTACCACTTTTTAATAGGTTCAAAAATATAGACGAATTTATTTTATGTCCAGCATTTATAAATTCTGTGATAATACGGGGTATTACAATGGAACCAATAGTATACACCATAAAACTCAATAAGGTGTATATCATAAAATATATTTTTTGTTGTCCAATATATGGCAGTAATATATGCTGAACTAGATACATTATATATAGTGAATATATAATGTTCTTTATAATAAATGGATTAATTCATCTAAGTTCCATTCAAATGGTTTAGACTGGCGTATCAACGTCACATTTGGATACCAATTGGTAGTCTTATTTTTTGTCCATCTCCAATCGCATCCAGCACTCAATAAAACATAGGTATTTATTCCTAAGGTTCCGCATAAATGAGCTAACGATGTATCTGTAGTAATCATTCCTTGTATTTGTTTCAATATACTAATACTATAGCGAAAAGATTCGTCCGACTGGTCTAAGGAATAACTCTTTACATTATATTGGTCTAACAATAGTTGTTCTTCTGAAGTAATGTCTTGTGTAATGGTAATCCATTGAATATGGTTACATTCAAACAATGGAATACATTTTGACAATGGAATACTTCTATTATGACGTTCATGACTATTATCACTATTTCCTTTCCAGTTGATCACCATTATAGGTTTGGTGTATAGTAATACATCTACAGGATAACTTGGTAACTCTGGAAAATAATCTATATAAATGTCTTTGTAATCCAACTCTAAAGCATAATGTAAATAAGATACATTACAATGATAATCAAACTTGGTTATTTTACCTCGGTCGCAAAAAGGGACTACGTCAACATTGAGACAATCACGATATATATACTCATATATCCAAAACAAATTATCATACACTAAAAAAATAATGTTATGATTCATTTGAGCAATTTGTTTTATAAATCTACTATACATAATATTGTCTCCAATTCCACCAGACATATAAATCAATAATGTTTTATGGATGTCTTCTTTTTGAAAGAATCCCATCGTTTTAGGTTCAATATTCAAATTCCGTACAATTACTGGATTCATATATATGCTATACATAGGTTGAGTGTAATTTTGTTGATTTAACAAAAGCATATTATAATGAAAATAAACTTGTTCGATTATGGATTTGTCCATATCAAAAAAAGTTACATAATGATGTAATTTATATTCGTAGTCATTGACTATATTCAAATATTGACAAATCGTATTATGTCGAAAATATAACATAATGGTGAATAAGTTATTCAAATGTCGTTCTTCGTATTTATGCGCCAGTGTTTTGCTATTTTTATATGATGTATATGACACCTCTTTGTCTCCAATTTCTATAGTATCCAATAAAAGTTTATCGTGATGGTCAGGTTCGCGATACATTAATATATTGTATTTTTCGTCTATGCATCTTATGATTGACTCTACAAATTGATTTTTATCCCATTCTTTGTAATATATACTATAATTTTCTAGAAGTATATTTTTTTTGTAATCTTCATAAATAACACGTCCAAGGGTCATTATATTAAGTTGTAAATCTTTTCTTCGGTTATATACGAATGATATTGTTGATTTATTTTTCGCTTGATAGAATATCGTTGGTCATTGTGTTGATGTATATGTTCGCTAATTGAAATATACTCTTCGTCGTATTGCCGAAGTTTACTTTTTAGTCGTATGTTATCTTCACAATCCCATAAAAGAGTATTGATATTTTTTAATTCATGAAATAAACTTCGCAAAGGCTCGGTTTCTTTTTTGTGATGCTTCAAAGCGTTGTATTCGTTTTGTATATTTTTTTTTTTAGAATCGTCTATACACTTAGATAATTTAATCTCTAAAATAGTTAATTTATCCATGATTTCTCCATAAGAACACGGAACCATCATAATAGTAGTTTTAGTTGTCATAATTTTATATTAAAATAAAGATAAAATATATATTATGTATACCATATTTATATTTCACCGAGATTATAGAAGTTTCGACAACCTAGGTCTAAACTATGCTATGAAACACTTTGACCATATTATTCCTATCTTTATATTTACTCCTGAACAAATCAAAAAAAATAAATATCTTTCCAATAATAGCTTACAATTTCTTTGTGAATCATTGGAAGAACTTCGTGACCATATACCTTTACATATTTTCTATGGAGACAATTTGAAGGTATTAAATAAAATTCATAAAACCGCTCCAATTTCAAACATAGTATTCAATAAAGATTATACCCCCTATGCTATAGAACGTGACCAAAGTATTGACTCATGGTGTGCGAAAAAAAACATAAATTGCGTCCAAATAGAAGATTACTTGTTGAGTCCAATCGGTCGTTTCAATAAAACAGATGGTTCTCCTTATGTAGTATATACACCATTCAAAAATAATGTACTCAAACACTCTATACCTAATACACAAAATCATCCATTGAAACATTTGATATATCATAAACCACTCGAACATATATCTTATTATAGTCCAAATTTAGATTATTATACATATAATCCACATAACAACGTCAAAGGAGGACGAAAAAATGGATTGAAATATCTTCACACAAACATAGATTACGAAGACCAATTGAGCATCAAAACAACCCAATTGTCGGCCTACATCAAATATGGTTGTCTCAGTATACGCGAAGTATATCATCATTTCAAAGATGAAAACTTGAAGGCTCAACTCATATGGCGTGAATTTTATTATTACATCAACTATTATTACCCCAATCTATTAAAAAAATCGGTAGCGTTTCAAATGAAATATGATAAAATAAAATGGGTAAATAATAAAAAGCATTTGGAATGGTGGAAACGTGGGGAAACAGGATTTCCAGTGGTGGATGCGTGTATGCGTCAATTGAATAAAACTGGATATATGCATAATCGTGGTCGATTAATTGTCTCTAATTTCTTGAATCGTTTGCTCGGATTAGACTGGAGGTTAGGAGAATTATATTTTGCCCAACAATTAATCGACTATGACCCATGTGTCAACAATGGTAATTGGCAATGGGTTTCATCCGTTGGTATTGATACAAAACCATATAGTCAGCGAGTGTTTAATCCGTGGTTACAAAGTAAGCGTTTTGATCCACATTGTATTTACATCAAAGAATGGATTCCTGAATTAAATGATGTTCCTCCTAATGAAATACATCAATGGGATCTACACGGAGATCCGGATATTTATATTTTGCCTATTATAGATTATACTATGGCACGTGAACGAAGTCTACAAATGTATCGAACTATTCAATAAAAACATTTTAAAGTTATCTATTATTATTTAGCAGGCGACTATATTTCTTTGTTCATAAAATATCTAAAAATTAGTGAGCCAAAAGGATAATAAATAGACCTTGTATTATTATATAGATGAATATATTTGAATTGAATTCTCTTACAGAAACAAATATTTTACTGTATCAACAAGAAACGCCTATCTTTGTAATGGAATGTTTATTACGTGATGGACATTGGAAAGATGCTATTGTGTTGTATAACATATATAAATGGACAACAATACAATGTACATGTATCCCTTTTTTACAATGGATTCAAAACAATCATATACATATCGAATTAACTAAACATTCTATTTTACAACTCATTCAAAATGGAGACAAAGAGGTTTTACATTATATAGACCCACAATGGTACATTGAAGTTATTTTATTTAGTCCATGGTCTTTTATACAATATGTATTCGAACATTATGATATAGTACTAGAAGAGCATCATTTAATTCATTATTGTAAATTCAACCATAAAAAAAATAATATATTATTTCTTATGAAACATTGTCCTATAAATAAGGGTCTAGTTATGGATTGTATGTATTATTTATGTCATTATGATACTTTGCCTATTGTAAAAGAGTTATTATCATGCTATCCAAATATACCATTAAAACCCTTTTTTATAAAAGCAATTACATACAATCAGTATGATTTATCGTATTATTTTCTATCTTTAGACTCAACCTTGATACAAGATATAAATATAACCGAATGTTTTATACAACATTCTTATAAAACATTACAATTGTTGTATACGTTGGATAAATCAATATTTTCGAATATCAATCATAATTATATATTTTCCATTATAAGTCGCGATGTGGTGGATAATAAAAGCTCTTTTATGAGTTGGTATTTGACACACTTTAAATACTATATAGAATACAACATGTATCAAGAACATATGAACATTATGAAATACAATGGATATGTATATGATGAAGTAAGTGATGAATATTTTATAAATGCGTGCTTAAAAAATTATGTAGATGTAGTCAAAAAGTATCAATGTACGAATTATACAATAACACGCATTGGTTTTGAATTAGCCTGTTTGTATGGTTATTTTGATATAGTCCAATATTTGTCTCAATCCGCTGAAAAAAATCATATGTATATTATGTTACAATATTTGATAACCATTGATACCATGCATTTAGACATTGTCAAATATTTATTTTCACAAGTCCAGTGTTTTCCGCCTGAATTAGCTCAATATTTTTGTAAACATGGTTACATAGACTCTTCATTCAATATAGACGACGAATGTATTTATTGGTTATGTATAAATGGACACTTTGAAGTGGTTTATAATTTAATGATAGAAAATAAAATAGCTAACATAGAAGATGCCTTTTTATATGCGTGTGAATATAAAGAAGGATTATTTTTAGCAAAATGGATATATTATATAAATGCTTTGAACCAAAAACTAATTTGTAAATCTTTTTTTAATGCCAATCATATAGATACCTTAAGATGGTTACATAGTCTCGAAACTATCCCAATATTTAAAAACAATCATGCTTACTTTAAGGAAAGGTGTATTCATCAAGACTATGAAATAGTAGACTGGTTATGTAATGTATATCCCAATTATTCATATGAATTGGTAGATGGTTACATTATGTATCATATCGAACTGATAAAAATCTTTCGAGATATTGAAACCACTGAATGTTCTATTTGTATGGAGACAAACGCCAATTCTATGACCTTGTGTAAACATTCCTTTTGTTATGATTGTATTAATAAATGGTATCAAAAAAGTAACACTTGTCCGATGTGTCGTAGTCCTATAGAAGATGTCTTTACGTCCATCATTCCACCGTGACTACTTTTGCTAAATTTCGCGGTTTATCAGGATTGTATCCACGCGAAATAGCTAATTCATATGCTAATTTTTGTAATGGAATCATATTCAAAATACATTGATACGTTTTATTTTTGGATACTACAATTGTATTTTCTCGTTCTATAACTTCGTTAGTTATGGTGAGTATAGTTGCACCACGCGTTTTTAGTTCTTGATAACTGTTTTCATTTTTATGCCAAAGTTTGTCTCTAGGTGCGATCAAAATGACCGGAAAATGTTCTTCCAACAAGGCAAAGGGTCCGTGCTTCAAACTACTGGAAGAATATCCTTCGGCGTGAATATAAGAGAGTTCCTTTATTTTTAATGCCCCCTCTTTTGCCGTATATTCATCAAAGTCTTTTCCCAAAATAAAACAATGTTGATGAAATAAACCTACATAAGGGGTCATGTTTAGATTCAGTGTTTCTTCTACATCACGAGCCAATCGGATTAAATCTTGAATTATTTTTGAATGATATGATTGAATACCACACTGTAGTTGCGAAAACCATAAAGAAATCATAGACAATAAAGTCACTTGTGAGACAAATGATTTGGTTGAGGCTACACCCACTTCACGACCAGCATTCAAATAACACCCGCAATTTACTTCCCGAGCAATGGCCGAATCCACTTTATTGATCACTCCAATCGTAATATGTCCTTCTACCATTTCAATACATTTTTGTAGGTCTTTGGTTTCGCCGGATTGAGACACCATTAGAAATGCACATTTTCCTTTTTTTGGGATATCTTTTTTGGTAAATTCACCTGCGTCTATTGCTTGAACACTTGTAAACTGACACCATTTTTTCATATATTTTGACCCAATACAAGCTGAAAAATAAGATGTACCACAACCTAACAAAATAATGTGATCTATGTTAGACAATTGGTCTTTGTCTAAACCACCCAGAACAATTGTTCCGTCCTTTTTATAACGACTACCATGATTGGTTACATTCCATATGGTAAGAGATTGTTCATATATTTCTTTTTGTGTCCAATGTATATAAGGGGCACATGATTCTGTAAACATTTCCAAAGGAATGTCTCGTAAAGTATAATTTTGTTTCGTGATAAGAGTTATTGCGTCGTTTATATATTCTAGTCTAGCAATATCATTCGAATCTAATTCTATATATTTATTTATTTTACCACAAAATCCACTATATTCAGATGATACCAGAGAAAAATTACCACCATTACCAATCAACAACGGACTTCCGTGTCTCACACAATACAATCTATTGGGTTCGTTTAATACTTGAATACATAATCCCCAAGTACCTTCCATTGATTGTATAGTTTTCTCAATAGAATCCATTACATTATGCGTGTGTCCATAATAATAATCCAATAAATTCGCAATGACTTCGGTGTCGGTTTGTGAATAAAATACATAGTTTTTATCTATTAAAAAGTTTTTCAATAATTTATAATTTTCAATAATACCATTATGAACGACCATAAATGTATTATGATAACTTTTATGTGGATGCGAATTCTCGATCGTTTTAGGACCATGAGTTGCCCATCGAGTGTGTCCAATACCATTGATTGACATAGGATAGTCTATGTTTTCCAAATGTTCAATCGAATGGTCTGACACGTATTTATGAACAATCCAACTGTTTTCATGAATTAGAGACAATCCAGCAGAATCGTATCCTCTATTTTGAAGTTGTTTCAACCCGTTTATTATGTATGGCGAAGCATTATGCCCTAAACACGCAATAATACCACACATAATACAATATGATTTTATTATTTATATCATTCTTTTATTTTTTAATATACTATATATTATATGGATCTATATAATACCTTGTTTGGACCTTTGAATGTCGATTTTTGTAATTTATTTTTGGTTTTAATGATTTTAGCCCTTGTTTTTGTGATTACCAATGTTATAGCTCTTTTATATTCCTTTTCTAATGATAGAAAATTAATTCCATTGTTTATTTCTAATTTAATTATGTCGTTGTTTACTTATTTTTTGCATCGTGTATTACATTCTATGTGTTTAGTAAGTTTGAATTAGACACCTGTTCATAAAAACAATAACTCAATATAACGCCTGCGCATATATGCCAATATGCGGGGTAAGAATAGATTGAAGCATAAATACCTATCACTACATAAGGTATTACTTCATTGTAAACATAACATAATTTAGACACCGCAATTACAAACACATATCGATGAAAACAAATTGACCCAACTCTTTTATATATAACATAGAATAAACTAATGTATGGATATATGTCCAAATAATCCAAACAAATATACATAATCATACACGTATCTAAACTCAAAAGTAAATCGGTCTGAAACACATGATGATAAAAACTCAACTGACTTTGAAGATATAGGATCAAATAAGTTTGTAAAGAAACCTCATAATTTAATCGGTGAAGTGGTATAAGCATCAACAACATAGAAGAATAACCGGACATAGTGTTTATTTTAGGGTTTACTATTTTACACGTCCAATGAAAATGCAATCCATGTATTAGAATACTCAAATGATTTATGAAATAATGTTCGTGTGTAAAAGTAAACCATAAATAGGGACAATATACAAGTCGTGTAAGTACCCACGATACAACAAATAATTCTTTGGTGGGTAATGATTGTTTATACAATAATAAAAATAATGTGCTCCATTCAAAGAGTAGCGTTTTTTGTACATATTCAAAAGGACATACTATAGTAAATATAGAATAACACATATGATGTAATACTACATCCCATTTGTTATTATATGAATCGACAATAAAATAGGTGAGTAGTATTGTTCTAAGGGGCATTTCATTTACAAGATTAAATAAAGATAATGATGAAAAAAGACCAATACATAACATATTCAATATAGAATACATATAATAATATATATGCTACTATTTAAATAGTCCTTTATAATAATATAAATGACTATACCTAAGATTATTCACCAATTGTGGATTGGTCCGAAACCGCCTCCTTCCAATCATATGGATACGTGGAAACAAATGAATCCTGATTTTGAATATATACGATGGGATGAACGTCTTATACAATCCAAAATAACATTGGAATGTAAACATCGAATTGCCGAAATGAAGGAAATCAATGGACAAGCTGATATTATTCGATGGGAAATTTTGTATGAATATGGGGGTGTATTTTTAGACGCAGACTCTATTTGCGTCGATAAAATAGACGACGTATTAATGAATTGTAAATGCTTTGCTGGATGGGAACACGAAACATTACGAAAGGGTTTGATTGCTACTGGAACGATGGGGTTTCCACCCAAACACCCTCTAGTGAAAGAAGCCATTGAATGGATCAAACAAAACTGCGTGGATTATGATAAAACTGGGTTAATGGCTTGGCAAAGTGTGGGACCCGGATTATTAACACGAATGTATAATAGTGGTCAATATGATGATATGACTATATTTCCATCGTATACTTTTTTACCGATTCATTGTACTGGCGCAGAATACAAAGGACATGGAAAAATTTATGCATATCAAGAATGGGGCTCTACCAAAAGAAATTATGAACAAATGAACCAGATGTCCTTACCAAACCAATTTCAATGTCCTAAAGACTATGTTTCCATATTAATATCTAGTTTAAATACAAAAGCTACTTATTTAAAAGAATGTTTAGACTCCATAAAACATCAAGAAGGGTGTTTTCATATGGAATTGGTTTGGATCAACGATGGTTCAGATGGTCTCCATACAAAGATTCTAAAACACGCTTTACAACATTTTGAAAAAACAACACGATTTACCAAAGTAGTTTATTCCGAAAATGATAGTAATCGAGGATTGGGATTTACATCGAATAAAGGAGTAATACTATGTAGTCACGACATAATTATGCGAATGGATAGCGATGACATTATGGTACCCAATCGTATAGAAAAACAATTCATTTATATGACAAACTATAAAGAGGTTCATATGTGTGGTGGTCAAATACAAATGTTTGATGACAAAAACAATAACAAAGGGGTAACCAATCATCCTTCTATTTTATGGAAAAGTTACAAAGAAAACCCTAAGCACTGGATTCTAAATCATCCAACCTTATGTTTTCGAAAATCTGCTATGTTGGAAATAGGTAATTATGACCCCACTTTAAAACAGATGTGCGAAGATTTTGAAATGGAATTACGTATGTTAAAAACATATGACTTTATTTATAATTTTCCCGAGGTTTTATTACATTATAGATTACACGATAATCAAGTGACTCACAATGGCGGTGAAGGTGGGCGAGACAAATGGCACAGAATTAGGATGGATATTATAGATAAATTAATATAAATAAGTTATTTATAGTTGTATAATGAAAATTGTATTAGTTATGTTGAATAATTTACAATCTTATATATTTGACAATATTAACCATTTAAAAAAACACGGTTATAGTGATATAATAATTATAACCGATAAAAAGTTTAATCCTTTATTCAAAGAGAATCATGTAATAAATATAGAAGATTTAATAGATGATTATGTAAATGTTATTTCTACTATGAGTAATACTTTTAGAAATGGATTTTGGAAATTGACTTCTTATAGATTTATAGCACTATACGAATATATGAAACAATATAATATAACCAATATAATTCATATTGAAAATGATGTATTAATATATAAAAAAATAGATAATGTTCACAATACAAATAAACTATTATTAACTATGGATTCTAAAGATAGATGTATTCCTGGATTCATGTTTATTCCTAATCACAATATATTAAAAAAATGTTTAGATATATTTAATCCAAAATTAAATGATATGGAAAATTTTTCAAATTGTTATTATGCTTTGGGTGATTGGGTAGATACATTACCAATATTTATAGAAGATAATAAAAATGATGTAACACATATGATAACAAAAAATTTTAAATTTTATGATGCAATATTTGATGCGGCGGCAATTGGACAATACTTAGGTGGTATTGATCCAAGAAATCAGGATGGTGATACTAGAGGATTTGTCAATGAAACCTGTGTAATAGATTATTCAAAATATACATTTATTTGGAAAAATGAGAATGATAAAAAAATTCCATATATTATTATTAATAATAATGAAGTTCCAATAATTAATTTACATATACATTGTAAAAATCTAAAATTTTTTTTATAATATATATATGCATATTCAAGCTATAGATTTTTTGACATTTATAAAAAACAATTTGAAAGAATATTGTATTAATAAAACAGTTTTAGATGTAGGTTCCGGAGATATAAATGGAAATAATCGTTCATTATTTGAAAATTGTAAATATGAAGGGAATGACGTTGTTATGACAAAAAATGTAACTATTGTATCAAAAACAAAAGATTTACCATTTGAAAATAATACATTTGATACTATTATATCTAGTGAATGTTTTGAGCATGATCCAGAATATAAAGAATCATTTCTAAAAATTTATAATATACTTAAACCGAATGGTTTATTTTTATTTACTTGTGCATCCACAGGAAGACCAGAACATGGAACTAGAAGAACATCTCCTCATGATTCATATGGAACATCGGTTGGATTAAAAGATATGCAAGATTATTATAAAAATCTTACGTGTAATGATTTAAATGAAGTATTAAATTTAAATAGTTTATTTATATTTTGTAGGAATAATCATATATTTAATATAAATTTACCAGAATATCAAAATAAAGGTGTTATAAAAACAACATTAAATGTTAAAAAATGAATATATTATATTTAATATATTAAATATGAAAAATATTATTCTTTTAATTATTGCTAGTGAAGATAATAAATGTTATAATGAAATGAAATATATAATAAATTCATATTGTAAGCTATATAAAGATAGTCACAATTTAAAATATTTTTTTATACAGTTAAATGAATCTATTCCAGATAGTATATTAGTAAAAGAAAATAACATTTATGTTAGGGGTAAAGAATCATTAATTCCAGGTATATTAAAAAAAACAATAGAATCGTTAAATTATATAAATAATAACTATGATTATGATATTGTAATTAGAACAAATTTATCTTCATTTTATAATTTAGATAACCTTTATAGGTTAATAGATACTAAAATATTTGATAACAATAATATAGCTATTGGATATAGGCCATTTAATACTTTTATCAGTGGTACATCTATAATATTATCAAAAATAAATGCTTTAAAATTATGTGATTATACGTTGTATAAAGATGTATATAATAATAATCGCAATGACGATGTAATTATATCAGATATATTAAAACGAATAGGAATACCACTTATATCATTACCTACAAATTATCATGAGTTGATAATGAATGATATTAATCAACAAGTTCCAGATGATATATCCAATATTTTATTTTTTAGAGTAAAATCTTTAAATAGAATGTATGATGTAGATGTATTTAAACAATTATATAAAAGGATTTATAATTTAAAAAAATAACCTAGAAAAATCAACATATAATAATAAGGAATATCCTATTGTAAAAATGTTTTTTTTTGATTTGTATATATTTTCAATATAAAAAGATATACATTTTTATGTTCGCTAATTATTGTAAATATAAGAGATATGTTACTAGATTTGAATGGTGAATTGGTTATCACTACAATATAATTATAATGAATATTAGTTAGATACATTATTTGGTACGATTTATCCTAATATATTTTTGATATAAAATTGAATAAAATAATAGATAATATACAATACAAAATGGAGTTATCAAAACAAATATTAAAACAAATCAATTCTACAAATATTTCAGATATAGATGAATCATTTATAATGAAAAAAAAATGTTCAATAACAAATTATGAAATATCGGTGACATTGCATAAAATGTTTAAGAATAAGATAGTATTAAATATACCAGATGAATTGAATGATTATATAAATGAATTTTTATACAAAAAAGATTCTCTGTATATTATTATAAATCATAAAAATAATAATCCTTTATGGTCATATTCTATAAAAAATAATTGTATGAAGTATAATAATTTAGATAATATAATAACTCTACCAATAAGCATAGAAGAAAAATTTTATAAAATGTATCAACAATTTATAAAAGATTTTATATGATACAAAATAATTTGGATTATAATAAACATCTTCATAATAGAAGAATATCATTTTCCAACAAAAATAAATATTTTTTATGTCGCAATATTCAAAACATTTGGATTTGTCGGAAAATCAGTATGTTCATAAATAAGTCCGTTTCGTCCATACATATGAAATCTATGAGTTCTTATAGATGAATTGAAACGAGTGACACTTTCATGTGATACATTTTCTTTTATTTTAACCATGAACAACCATGTATGTTGATTAGTAGAACTAAGACGATGTAATTGCCAGTGATCCTTGAACAAGCGTATATGATTTGGTAGATATTCTTGAAAAATTTCTATATATTCAATAATATCCTCTTCCATATGATATTCAAACTCTCCCCATAATTGCTTTCCATATTCAATTAAATAATTTAAGGGAAAATATGTGGTAGGAGCAACATTTTCTTGGAACAACACATTTTGGCAACTCATTATATGATTTATTATGCATAAATTAATTTTCAATTTTTACACTAAAATAAATTAGTATAAAAATAAAATATTTCTTATTTTTTATTTGAGAAATATCATAATGATTTAATTGTATCTGATATTTTAATTTATTTTGATATTTCTATGATTTATAAGTTTCTTGTGGTAAAAGTTTATCTACATCACGTATGTTTGTCTGGTTGACTAAGAAAATGGTATGAAAAATAACCAAATCATTTTACGTGTATCTAGATGGTTGCTTTCAATTCTTCCATATTTATATTATGAATCATTTACCATTGATAAGCATATAGTTTAAATAATGTTGTGTGTGTTCCATCATCCATTTTTACGGTTTCATATCTAGAACCATATTCCCAAAAGAACCATGCTATTTTGAGAGGTATACCTAGTTTTTCCAAAAGTTCATCTATATTTATTTCTTCAATAGTAAGTTTATAAAGAGTTTCATTCACAATATACAAAGACAATTCAATCTTTGGAAGAATAGTATCTTTATCCAATAAAACGGTATTTACCTTACAAATTCCAAATGGATTTTCTATATTTTCTATTTTATGTTCAATAAACATTTTTATAAGATTAACAATATTTTCAGTTGGAATAGGCATATCATCTATATTGGAAATAGGTTTTTCAGGATGATGTTCGTTATAATATTCGATTATTTGCTCATTCATGTTCATTTATATTATGTTAATAATTATGGAAAAATCAATTTTTATAAAATAAAATTCATATAATTATCTAAATTTAACATATGATGATTATCCCAATTGGCGTGTTCAAATACTTCATTGATTTTGTCTATATTTAATTCAGTCCAATCATCCAGTAATACAATAGGAAAATTCTTACTGTAATATTCGGTTATATGATTTTTTAAACAAATTGGAATCACTTTTAAATAAAGGCATTCCCAAAATCGATGTGTATCTAGTCCATTTCCTTCTGGACAAATTGCAAATTTATAGGAAGATAAAATAGTTAGGTAATTTAAATAATCGGTATTTGGCAGATTAGGTATTTTTTTAGATATGATTGTATCGTAACATTTCTTTCGTTTGATTATATTTGTAGTAATCTTAAAATTAAAATAGATATAATTTGATTTATTTACCAAAATATTAGTTTCTAATACGCGTTTCCATATATTTAAGTTACCATGACTCCACATACTATTAGCGATGCCAATAGGCAAAGGAATAATTCTTTCTTCTGGTTCTATGGATAAATTTTGAGTAAATATTTTATTCACATTAGAAATTTCTAATAAGCTTTTATGTTGTTTTTTAAATGAACCGTCTGAATTATGAAGAAATATATTAAATTTGGTTGAAATATTCGATAATATATTTTTTAAATCATAAATACGAGTAGGTAAATTTATAATTTCACTATCGATTATATGAGTATAACAAAATATATTATTTATTTTCAGGGTTTTTATATATTCTATGTTGAAATTATCAATATTTATATGTTTTGATGTTTGATCCCGAATGATTGGATTATATTTAAAATCACGATTTGTTCCAATATAATAATCACATATATTTTGTATTTTTTCTCCTGTAATTATATCCATATATATATTGAATTATTTTTAAATAATATGTAAATATACATATGGAGGAATCATTTTCTCATTGTAATAATAAAAAGCAATGTTTTGATAAATTATTAGATAAATTATTTAACCAAAAAGAAGATGGGTTTTATATAGAATTGGGCGGTAATGATGGATTAACTCAAAGTAATACCGCATTTTTTGAATTTTATCGCAACTGGAAAGGAATATTAATTGAACCTTCATTAAAAGGATATAATTTATGTGTAAAGAATCGTCCAAAATCTATATGTATAAACAAAGGGTGTGTATCTAATGATTATATTGGAAATACAGCAAAAGGAAATTTTGGTAATAATTCTTTAATGGCATCAATAGATGGGATTAGACAAAAGGGTATCGATAATTCTAATATAGAAATATCAGTAACTACTCTAGAAAAAATATTAGATGGAGTAAATGTAAAGAATATAGATTTATTATCGCTAGATGTTGAAGGATATGAATTCGAAGTGTTAAAAGGATTAAATTTAAATAAGTATAGACCAACCTATTTATTAATTGAAATATACAATGTAAATTTTGATAATATACATAATTATTTAACTGAAAATAATTATAAATTATGTTGTAATTTTTCAAATTATAATAAAGAAGATAATCCTGGATGGGATGGAACTCATAACGATTATTTATTCATGTCACTGTAATATAATAACATGTCATAAAGTCAATGTTTATCTTCGCATATACCAATGAATGGAAACATAATCACATTCTTTATTACTATCATTTATACTAGATGCATTTTTCCAATTTAATTCTCTAATTATAATATCATTTTGATGATATATATTCATATAATTAAAGTATATTTCATATTCAGAAGCTCCACTATGTGGAAAATCAACACGATCTACCATATTTATAAATATTTTCCAAAACGGATTAGTATTATGATTCGTTTCTACTATTTTCATTAGCTCATTCAAAATATTGTTATTAACAATCATGTGATGTACAATACCAGAACAAGGGTGTGCTTTTTTTAACGATGGATGTAATTTATTCATATGATTAAAATATGGTTTATGATATTCAGTACCAGTTGTGTATATATATTTACCATCACTATCCATAAATGAGGTTGGTTTTAGAAAATGTGTATCACTATCTACGATTAAATAATTTGATAAAATACCAGGAATAACGTTTCCTGCATAAAATTTTAACAATTGTTGTAAATACCAACCGTTTCTATTATGTTTACCAAATTTTTGAATTAAATCATTTATATTAAAAGGAAATATTTTTTCATCAATTGTAATAGTACCCTCTATATTAATTATTGGATTAGCACATACTAGGTAAATATTTCTATATCCAATTATATTCTTTTTGGAATACGGAATCATACTCTCTATCACGTCGTTGTCATTTGGACCGACACAAATAACTACATCAAATAAATTATTCATTTATATATAATATGTAGTATATTTTTTTAAATAATTATTTATTATATTGAGTATAAAATAGTATTTTTTATAGGGTACTTAAGTGTTTGATGAGTTCTATCTGTTCTAATTTTATAATCTGGCATATAACAAATGTCTATAGTATCTGATAATAATGCCGCACACCATGATACTGTGCTATTACTACATATTAATTTATTGGCTTCTTTCATAATATGAAAATCAGTTAGTATATCATTCGATTCGATAATGATAGAAATATGGTTGTCACTAAACCATGATTTAACTTGTTCGATATAATTTAATTCAAACGATGATTTTGGTTTATTCACAACAATTGCTGTAGTACTATTATGAAAAAAAATAGGTGTAAGATTATTTAATAATCTGATAATATTATCACATGTTATGTATTCTCCATTTTCAATGAAATCTTCCAATCTAATGTGTAGTACTATGTTATAGGTCTTTAATATAGCCGGTTTATTAATAATATCCGAAATCTTAAATTCTTCGTAGGGATAATTATAAATTATATGTTCTTGATTATTATGTAAAAAAGATTTAATTTGATCTTTATAATTAGAAATCTCTTGAAATTGGTAATATCCACCAAATGATATATTATTATTTATTTTGGATAATTCGAAATGATTATTTGTTATAATATCTTTATACAAATGATCACCTAAACTGGTAGCAATACGTCTATGTAAATTTATACCACCATATGAAAATTGTGGATTATATTGTAATATTAATACAATAGCAAAATATCTGAATAATGCGTTTCCTAAACGACCTCTTGGTTCAAAATAGATATATTTTTTATCAGACATAATATATTCAACTATTTGATTGTATATATTTTTACGAGTATAATACGAAATGAGTAAAATCGTGCGTCTAGATATGACCGAATCTGGATTACTTTTTTTAAATTGGGTATACAAACACGTCAAATTAAATGAAGGTGAAAAACAAATTATTATGAGACAAATTATGAATTTAACCAATTGGTTATATAGCACATCAGGATATTATGACAAATCTGTGAAAGGTGATAAATTTAGACAAGTCCGCAATGAATTCCAATTATTACAAATTTATAGAACATTTGGAGACAAGCGTAAAAAATTGTAGCGAAACTCGGTTTTACTTTCATGATGGTATGATTATGAATTTGTATGAGCAACTAAAGGAACCTTTTCAAACGTTTTATAATATAAATAATTTGGTGTTAATGAATAATACCAAATCGGTTTCTATGGTGGAACCGACTTTTCATAAAATGCGTGACAAAAGGTGTTGGTAATTTCTAATGTGTATATATAATGGAAAAAGATAATATTCGCGAAGTAATAAATGACTTGAAAGCAAAACGAGATGCGTTGAGTTTGGCACATGAACAATTAAAAAAAGACAATGACGATTGGAATAAATGTGTTATTGTGTTGTCTCTAATGACAGGTATGTTTGAATCGATGAAAATACAAATGGGATGGGATAATAATTTGGTAGCCTTGGTGCCTATTGGGTTATCTTCTATTATTGCCTCTATTTCCGCCTTAATAAAATTCAAGAAATTCCCTGAACAAATGGAAACGTTGATTCAGTCTACGTCCTTGTTGACCAATACATTGAATAAATGTAGAAATCACGATATTCTCGATCACGAAATTATGATAGAATACAATGACGCTTTAGAAAAATTAGAAACAAGTGTTTATCCCGATATACGCAAAAAATACTTGAAAATGTCTCAAAGAAATTTAATTGATATTATGAAAATAGAACAAACCTATTTTAAAAATATTGAACTAGTAAATAAAGGTGAAAAAATTATACAAATTAGCGATGACGGTTCCAGTAAAAAAAACCATAATATACTTCATATGCCTTATCCATTGTCGAATAATGACGATAGTTCTATTGCAACCGAAGAAGAGTCTATACACGAATCACCGAAACGCAAAGAAGAACCTGTAATATCATTTGAAGAAGTATCCAAATCTACAAATAATTATGAAGTAGATAACTCTAACGTATAAGACTCCAATGAGAAGGAAACAAATCCTTCATAGATTTATTACCTTGTGCTGGACCAAACCATTGTTTAGGATAATATACGTTTGGTTCAAATGGATTTAAATATGCCCCCCACCAACTGAATGAACTATTTGCTATTATGTTGTGTTTACATAAACTCATTTGTATCATTTGTTCCCAATCTTTTAAGTTATGGTCTACTGATTCAAACGTTAGTTTAGGATAGTTTTTTTTCAACTGGTCAATATATTCATTTACATAAGACGCGTCCTTTTCCTCAAAAAAATAAAGTATATTCCAATTATCCTTTTGCGTATCGCGTATAAGTTGTTTCATTGCGTTCTTATAATAATCCATCGTCAATAGTGGGTGATGTTCTTGTATATCTTTGTAATCCCCAATCCTGAAATGCAAAGAGACCTTATTTGTTGGACTATATTTTTGTTGAGTTTCTCGTATTTTTAACAAACGGAATATAGATTGTTCATGTTCTTTAAAATACTTATAAGACTGAAAATATCCCCACAACTTGAATGATTCTTCTATATAAGGTATTGGAGTATAATGAAATTGTGGTTCTTTGTATATTGGTAAACGAATAGATGGTTTTAAAAATATTTTTAGTGAACTCAGTAAATTGTCCCAATAAAAGGGTCTGTCATTACGAGTTGGTAGTTTATCTTCAAAATAAAAGGTTTTTTTATATTTCAAACTATACGACAAAACACAAGCAATCTGAAACAATTGGTTCCCAAGACCTCCCATCATCTCAATGGTTATCATTGACATGATATAAATTATATATTTAAGTAGTTAAAAATTTCATTATTATACGCGCTTTTTGAACGGCGACTACATCATATCTGGTAGGAAAATTATTCAAAGTCAATGATGTACATTCGACATTTACCATATCTCCTTCATCCAAAGGTATTTGTACGTCTTTGGTTGGATATGTTTTGGTCGTTTTTCCACAATAACCACTCAAATCATTCCAATCGAATGACACGGATGTACCATTTATTTCAAACGTTACATCATTTATAGACGCATCACCACTAGCCATCGATAAATCGCTTAACATAAGACCCACTTTTACTAAATCACTTTTGATTAAAATGGGATATCCAAAATTTTCATCTTGGTCATATGCTCCGGCACCATAAGCAAAAGGAAATTCACCAGCCGATAAATCATTCGTTTCGCCTAAAGCTTGGTAAGCAAACCCGACCATAGAAGCAGCTTCTAATGAACCCTTTATTACTACATTTCCACTTACTTCTAATGAACCATTCATAAACACATCAATTGAATCATCGTAAGACAACGATATATCGGATTGTGCGCTTTCATCATAATGTGTTTTTGTAATGATGAATTTATCACTATGTTCTTGACCTTCTTTTCGTCCACTGTAACCAAAAAATACATTATCACTAGAATCTTGAACCATAATACCAGAAGGCAAATTGGTAGTTTGGTTACTTGAAATGTCTTTTACATTTATTTTTATGATGTTATCGCTTACATCCAAATTTACGCTATTTATGGTCGTTTTGGTGTAAGTATAAGAAGACTCATTTACATTCAAAGACCCATCAATAGTGACTGTGCCTACCAAACGTGTTTCACCATCAACGTACAAATCCTTGTTCAAGGATACATCGCCTTTTACCAATAATTGTTCTGCTATTTCAACATTGGCGTTAAGTGACACATCACTAGAGGCTTGTAACGTGGTCACGGTGGTTGGACCAACGACATTCAAACCATCAGACACGTCGACAAACGCATTTAAGGATACATCGCCTTTTACCAATAAATGTTCTGCTATTTCAACATTGGCGTTAAGTGACACATCACCAGATGCTTGTAAAGTGGATACCGTAGTTGGACCAACGACATTCAAACCATCAGACACGTCGACAAACGCATTTAAGGATACATCGCCTTTTACCAATAAATGTTCTGCTATTTCAACATTGGCGTTAAGTGACACATCACCAGATGCTT